TAAATGTAACAATAAGCTAAGTAGTGCTAACGACTATATCGTTAGAGTTTGTTGCTGGCTGCGTCTAAAGTAAGCCTAGCGCGTTGTGGGTAGCGGCGCCTCCGTAACCCTCACCCTAAAAATTAAAATAACAATATGGCTACAACTAAACAAATAAACGATTTGTGCGATAACCGAAATGATGAGGTAGACTGGCCTCAGAATGCTAGCGGTCAAACTAGCACAGCTACAGTCACAACTAGTTTAGTTTCGGATGCTAGTTTTGTTGTTATTCCCGAACGGTCAGAAACTACTAGACATCCAATTTCACCCTTATGTAAGAAGGATTTTCGTCCAAATTCACCCATTATTGAATTTGCAGAAATAGAATTATCAGAAAAGTCACATAAGTCCATTGAAACAATGCAAGATTTCAAAGATGAAATGCTCAAAATAAATTGGCCGTCGGCTATACAAGCAAAACTTGCAACAAAACAGCCTAATCCATCAGAAGAAAGTTTTTCATATGATGACATTAAGGTTGCAGGTAGACCCATTGGTAAGAACAAGAAAGAACCCAAAAATGAACTCGCATTGTTGATGTATTCAGAAAAGAAACGAAACAGAAGTAATGACGAAACAACAAATGAAATAGATAAGTTTCTCAGACTACTATCAGCACAAATTAAGATAACAGTTGGCGAGGAACCAGTTCAGAGAGTTAATGAGGCATGCTTGAGAGTGTTACATAGACCACCTGTTTTTACAATATTAAGAATTGGTGGACCAGATCATTTGCCACAATTTTTGTCAATCTGCTTCATTGTCATTAACAGAGTTTGCTTAAGGGTGCATACTATATCAACTAGTAAAAAGGACGGCAATAGATTAGCCTCTAACATCTGGATTGATTATCTAAGTGGAAAAAGTGAGTTCCCCACTTGGTACAATGATATAGTATTTGCATCACTACCTATTGACAATAAAGTGCTTGAGGGAATGAAACCATCATTAAAGGTACTGAACTTGAACTCAGGAGAAAATGCATGGATTAGGGACTTAACGAGGGAGGGAGTTGAGAAAAATCCCGGTCCATATTGGGTTGACTCAATTTGTGCTAAGATTAATGGAACTGGCAGGTTACAAGTACCTTTACCTGGCATTTGGAAAGCAAAGGAGCTAACAAAAGTAACGATATTTATGTATGGAGCTGTTCCACAACACCCTATCGAGTCATATGGATCTGGGTCCTTGCTTGTTACACTCGACGATGCCAAAGCTAAGAAATCAAAGTTCTGTATTCCACTTACAAATGCAGTCACTACAAGCATCAAAATTGAAATGCTTTACACCCCTAAAGTTGACAATCCAAACTTCCAACTGGATGCTGATCTTGGTAATCTAGCTGAGATTAGATACGCTATGGTTGTCAGTCATGGCTATCAACCTCAAGTTGAAATTTCAGATCAACCTATTTGGGTAACGGATATACCAACAGATCATATGATAAAGGTAAATACACAACGGATGAAACGGGACTTAACAAAGGATGGAGACATTGAATCAAACCCGGGACCCACACCATGTATAATGTGTAGCTCTTGGGATTGTAATCATACCGTTGAAGATATATCCGCTATGTTCAATGGTAATTCTAAAATACTGACTTCAGTAGTAGAGGCAGAGTATACATCTGAATCAATTGAGGCTGAACATAGTTACGCAATACAAGACGTAGAAATTACTCCTGATGAACATACAAATCTAATGACTAAGTTAAGAATTGAACCGGCTAAACATAGTACTGAATTCTCAAAGTCATATTTTGAACACCATTTGAATAATATGTGTAAGGGAGCAAATAATACTTCAATTTGGGCGGAACATATGGCTACTTTCTATCCCCAAATACCTATCAAGACTCAAAACAGGTTTCAAGTCTTAACTGAGGATAAATATGAAACTGATGCCACAAATGACCATTTTGAGGAAACTCAATTCAAAATTGATGCTAATAAGTTAACACGTAAGCAGGTTAATCAACGCAAGGAACACCCTACTCTACAAGATGAGGAGGTTAGGAAACAGAAGAAAAAGAAGGTTGAAGATATTGCTACTACACAAGATAATATCAACAAAGCTAGACAAGCACAATTGAGTGCAGTAAAGAGAATTGCTGCAAAGTGGAAAGAACAACCTTGGTTGTTGATCAGAGCAATTGAGACAAAAATTAAGAAACCATTTCTCTCATTAGTAATGAAAGAAGCATTCGGTGACAACTGGGAAGAACAGAATGAATTTGACAATATTACCATGGCTGCTTACTGTTATTTGCGTGATATACCAAAAAGAATTGAAAGAGCTATGATAAGCTTAATTGATAATAGAATTTCAGATTGGACTTATAAACAAAACGCGGAATGGGCAGAATTTTATCAATCTCAATTTGGCGATAATTGGTATAGTGATCTTAAAGTATTAGCAAGTGAAAAGTTACTGCACAACAAAAAAGTGCATGCCTACAATGGAAACCCAACTTTCACACACACTATGGATGATGTTGATTCTTGCAAGAATTGGCCTAAGTTTTACGAAACTAATAACGGTGGTCAGAAATTACTAGGATCAACACTTCAAACATTGTTTAGTTATTTGCCAAGTACTGCAACAGCTATATCAAATGATTTGGGAAAGCAGGATTCTATAACTGCTAATATTATTAATGAGAATAATACTACTGATGGCCCAGCAAGCCAAAGGTTTCCAAACACCTCACTAATACCTCGTAGAGTAAGAAAGAATGCAGATAAAACACTAATTGATTGTGATAAAAGACTACAAGTACATCTAATTGACGTATGTGATTATATGTCATCTAGTCTAAGACAAACCGATCTAGGAGAAATGCTAACAAATGTAGTCAGAAATCAAAATAGTAGCGCCTGGAGGAAGGATAATATAACTTTATCTGGTTTTAGTGCATTTGACATGGTTGGAATTAATGTTGTTCAGAGTATTAAGGGCTTATCACTAGAGCAAGTATTGCTAAAACTTGAACTGTTACATTCAGTATTAGCTCATAATGTAATAAATAGTTGGATACCAACTTCAGAATACGACGCTATTGATGGACTAACAAAACCAACAAATCGAAATGGTGTTCTTGGAATAAATGATTCCCTAATATTTGGAGAAACTTGTGGTGGAAATACTGCTTTATTTCCATTTACGGGAGAAGCTGGCACAATTGCATTTCATCTAACACTTGGTTCAATTCCTGAGAATAGGAGACCGAACGCAATATTTATGCCACCCGCAATACTGCAAGCATTTGAAAGTGGACCAGAGGCAATAGCATTATTTGTTATGCTCTGGGCTGAATGGCCTTTTGGATTGTATACTATAACAAAGCAGACAACTGATAATGAAAATAAGAATGAAGCTGAACAGAAGTACATTGCCAACGAGTGCACAACTAAGGTTCCAGGTTACATGAATATTGACATAGTATTGCCTAGACAAACCTCAGCACCGAATCCAACTGCACAAGGTCAAGCCAATAATTTAGCAGTTGTAAGACCACATGTTGGTAGTCAACCATCAACAGCGTTTCCAGTTGCTAACGCTGTATTGGATATTTCCTTTGTGGGTCCAGCGGGTCTAACAGAGTATAATCTTTGTGAATATCTATTTACTTGGGCATTAAATTTTGACCAGACTACAATTAGAGCAATGCTAGCAAGACTAAATGCAATTGTAAAAGTTTCAGATACTTTAAATGCTATGCACGAAGTGGCTTTGTCATGTCACTCAGCTTTTGGTGTTTTGATGGAACAGAATAGGGATAATACTACTATTCAAAACGCAAACAGTGTCTCACAAATGAGAACAAGTGATGCTTTCTGTTTTTGGCATGGCATGACGGGAAGTGATTGGCCTTGTCCAACGGGAATAGGCAGCTACGATAGGTTAATTCTCAGAACTGATATTTTAACGTGGAACCAAGTTGTCCTGGGACTACGAACAAATGAAGAAGTTTCCCCTACTCATGAGGATTTACCAGAACATATTGGTAATCCAAGATGTGTTTATTGGGAAGCATTAACTGCTCAACTAATGGCTTCAGTAATGACAGTTAATTTTGCCAATATTGGCATATCTACTCTGAGTTGGGAGGGTAGCTTTACAAATACAACAATGATGAGTTACCAAAGGATTGCAAGAGACTTATTTTGTAGAATTGGACAGGGGGGTCAATTAGCAGTAGGTAGGTTTGGAAACATGCTAAGATACTTAACTGCTAATATGACGGGATTTTCACCATCAGTTCAGGAAATTATGGGATTTGAGGTTACAGCCTATCATAGAATTCTACCGCAGGTACACTTTGCTGCTCCAATTAGGAACGAAGATACACGACTGACACTAATGCCTCCAGCTATTATGGTAGATGTACAAATACAGATGTTATCAGAAAATCTACCAAAATGGACAAATAGCTTTCCACCACCAAAAGGTCTAAAAAGCACAATGGGATACTCAGATGGTTTATATTTACTAAGGACCACCAATTTGGCAAATTCCTCAACATTTATACAAAGAGATATAATGAATCCAGCTCTAAATTCGAACGAATTACCAGATGTTGAAGATGAAACCTTATGGAACCAAAGACTTATGTGGTGGGGTTCAAATACAAGGATTATTGCTGATTATACTGGTACTGTAATTGCTGGAGGATTATACCCAGGACCAACGCAGTTTTTAAAACAGAGACCACGAATTAATTATCCAGGATTAGTTACTCCTACTGGTACACTAAATGCTAATACCATTTCATTCCCAAGAGTAAATAGCTTGGGTTTGAGAGTATTCCCATTTGAACCAGTAAATGTGGCTACTTTATACGTACAGGCAATGAAAAGAGTAAATCAACTGAACAAACAAGCATGGTTAATTAATGGAGTAATTGTTAGGCCAACACTGCTAGCAATTGATGAAAAGCGCGACAAGTGGTTAGAACTCACTGATAAGGCAAATTTCCAGATGGAGGAGTCTGGCAAAGTAAATTCAGAAATAGTACCACCAGAAGCTCTACCGAACCTTCAGGATCAAACAATAGAACAGATTGCCTGATTGAATCTTTATTATCATCTATTAACCACTACATCAAAACTCAGGATTTAACAGAAGATACATTTACTCGTAATGAATTACAACAAATAATAATATCATGTTATGACAATGTGTCTGATGTTGAAGCAACAAAACTAACAAGAAACTTGTTTAATTATAAAGAAATTGATATTGTAACAATAACTAAAAAGATTAAGAGTATAATTCAAGATAACAAATTAGAGACCAATTATCAGACAATAAATTACCAATGTCCTAAAAATGATACTGAAGCAAAAATAAATTGGCCTCCAAGAATTGAGTTAGATTTAAATATTAGACGATTGAGGTTAGTTGATTTATTAAGGATTTTAACTCAAGATGAATATAATTTAATTTCAAATATCAATCTGGATTATATTATTATGAGTAACATTACAATTTATTTGATAATACATGGAGCTAAATGGTTTAAATACTTAAAGGAGTTGGGTATTTTTGCTAATTACAAAACATTTTCTGTATTATCTCGAACATTGGGTAGTAGTACTAAATTTATGAATATGAAATTGGACTTAAAACAAAAATTTGTTGAGCTAAATTGTTTACTTGGTTATCAACAACTACCATTTGAAGGAGATGGAGTTATTTCAAAAGGTTTTGATTATTTTGCTGAAATTAAAAGTTTAGCTACAGGTGGGAATCCACATGGACTAATTGATTATAATTGGGACTTACAATTTTTAACTAGTTTAAAAGAAATTAGTAAAGACAATCTTCATGAGAAAAGAGACTACATAACATTTGAAAATTATGTAAAAGATGGTAAATGGATTACTGCTGGATCAAGTTCTATTGGACATGTTGATTGGGAATTCGATAGTGAATCAGGAAAATTTAAAGCACGTAAAAATATGTTAACAAACATTTACACGAGAAATGAAATTTGGGAAATAATAAAAGATTGGGATGGTAAAATTGTTTCCAGAGCAATAATAAAAGGAGAAATGTCAAAAATTAGACTAGCTGTTGCATCAAATATCCAAATGTATATTTATGAAAGTTATTTAATGTATCTTTCTGGCCATGTTTACAAAGATTGGTTTGGTATAACACTAGACCAGTCAACAAATGAAAATTTAAATGAAAACATAAAGATTAGGAACTTATGTAAAGAAAATAAGTACATATTACCATTTGACTATGCTGCTTTTGATCATCAAGCAACAACCAAGGAAATACAATTAATAACTGATTATTATTTTAAATTAGGATTAAAGAATGTACCTGAAGCTGAAAAGAAATTTGTTTCAAACTTAATTACTAAAACTGTTAATGCATATGGTAATTCTGAAATTTCTGGTGAATATAAAAAAGAAAAGATAAATCTTAAAATAACAGGTGGTTTGCCATCTGGAATTAGGACTACTAGCTTAATTGGTAATATTTGGAATTCTGTATTAACAAATTTAGTTAAGAATTTATCAATAGCCGTGCTTGGATACAATCCAATACTTAACGTTAGTTTAAGAGGTGATGATAGTTTGATAATTTGTAATAAACCACAGGAATGTTACTTAATTAGAGTATTATATATGTCATTAAATGCAATTGGCCATTCAAATAAATTTGCAATCTTAAAATCATCAGGTGAATTTTTAAGAAATTATATTACAAAAGATTCATTAGTCGGATGGGTTAATCGTTCAATTCCATCAATTACTCAAAGGAAACCTTGGAATCCACAACCTTGGGAAGAAAATCATCAAGTTATAACAATCAAAAATAACATTGATATTATTGAAAGAAGATTTGGATTTAACTTAGATAGATTACATTTAGCAAATAAGGTAAGTTGGTCAAAGATTACTAAATTAAGTACTAAATATTTGGAATTACCGAAGCGTTTAGGGGGATTAGGGTTATACAAGTTTAAGGGTTTTATTACCCAAACTAAATTACCAAAAATTAATAAACTTGGAATTAATTTTAATGAAATTAATGTTGAAGCAAAACCGTTAAGTTGGATTGATTTGACTAAGGATGAATTAATTAAATTAAACAAAATTAATTTAGAATCAAAGGTTGTAGCTGATGATATACCTGGTTTCCAAGGACACTATCATAGGGCATTAATGGATAAATATAAATTATTAAAACCCATATGGACAAAGACAAATTTGGATAATGCAATTTTAAATGTCGATCATAAATTAATACCTACTTGTATAAATATGACAAAAATTAGAAAGCTAAGACATAGAGAATTCTTTTATAATGAGACATCTATTTGGCAATTTTTAACTGAATACTCAAACGTTAGAAAAGTAAAGGAAATGAGAAGTTTGAGGTATTATTTAGAAAATTATTTCCCACAATTTTATAAGGAAATTAAATTTTGGGAAAAGAAAGGTTGGCATAGAACTGACGCAATAAATATCGTTCTAGGAGACTTTGTTATTGAACCAACAGATAAAATTAATTCTCAATTAACAGATATTGTAAAACTTATTGTTTGGAATCCAAAAATGAAAAACACATTTGGAAGAGTTAAAATTGCAAAAAGATTATCAAATTTTACAAAACATGCATCAAACTACCTTTCACAACAAACAATTTCAACATACTTTAGATATTAGATAAGTTCATCCGGAAAGATGTAAAAGTTCCCGTGGTTGCAGCTGCACACTTAGG